CCTCCGCATAAATCGTCCCCTCACTCTGCCCTATCAACGCACTCGCAGAAGTCCTTGTAATCACCTCCGCACCACGGGTGATGGCTTGGGTTGTGGTGGGGATGACAGATGTAGCAACTGTTCCTCGCTCCATCTGCGGATAACCGATGCGGATGGTGAAGTCGTAGGGTTGTCCATTGAACACAGTGATAAGTAAACTCGGATGAACAAAAGCGACCGTTGCTTGATTTAAGACCCTTGTGAAAGAAAACCTATTGAAAGAAGTTGTTGATATAGAAAGAGCCGCGCCTTGAAAAACACCCAAAAATCCACCACCTGAATTAAACTCCCTCATTGCAAGAGTATAACTAACGGGTGGATTAGGTTGAGCCACTATTTGCAAATAGCAACTCGCAACCCAATCCTGACCAACCAATGCCGCAATAATGTTGCTTGCATCCCAAAATACATCGTGATACGTATTGTTTGCAGTCCCCGAAATCCTTATATCCACATAAGGAATGCCGTTCAAAGTTCCCGTAGCAACGCTTTGCCTTGCAAGCCCTGAACCAGAATTGCTCCAATTTGTAGGCAAAGTGCCAGGCGAACCCGCGACCGCCCCAACCATTGAATTATTACGAATGCCGTTGGTAGCAGCAGGCTCTACAAGCAACGCAGGGCAACCATTCACCGCTCCCCCCAACGGATAGTCAAGGCGAGGCACATTGTCGTTCACAAGTTCAATGTTTCCGAGAGAGTTAATCCTCGTAGAACGATTCGCAACGGTCGTGGTACGAGTAACGGTGAAATCGCCATCTCCGTTTTCGGGGATTTGGGAGTATAGCGTCCCTGCCTTAATACGATAAGGAATGTTTAGTAAAGACGGAGTTGACATAATTATTGCGTTAGAGATTGGAGTTGAGCGTTCGTAAGCCTTGTGGTGTAGAGGGCGGCGGCACGGATGCGGTCGTTCAAAAAATCTGTACCAAACCCGTTATTACCTAATATAACTGCATTTGTTGCAGGTACAGGGCGAGTGGTAGTGCTTGCATAAATTGTGCCATTAATAGCAAAAACGTAATCATCTGCTTTGTACGCAAGCGATATTTTTAAGATACCACTTGAAGGTATTGCTGGAATGGTTACGTTATAATCACTACTTGTGCCAGCAACGACAATTCTTGCAGTTATAATTGTTGTTGCATTTATGCGAATAGCAATCCTGTTGTTTGGTGTTCCGTCAGTTATGGAAATGATTGTTTTTGTCGTAGCAATGGACGAATATGCCACCTCCGCATAAATCGTCCCCTCGGTCTGCCCAATCAAACTGCTCACTGCCGTCTTGCTTACAACATCCGCTCCCCGCGTGACTGCCGCTGTGGTGGTGGGGATGTAGGAGGTGGCAACAGGGCTTGCTTCAAGTTGTGCGCCCCAAGCATAGAAGGAACGAGCCGTTGCCGAGCCAACGTGAGCGGTTTGAAAACCTCCCGCATTGCCACCCGCAGAACCAACTGTGAAAGTCATTGAAACCCTATACCACCCGTTGCCGTAATTCTCAATACGACCCGTTGCAGTACCTGAAAAGCCCGTACCCGCAGTCCCTCCGATAGTATAAGTCGCAGTACCTGCCGCAAGGTCAATAGTGGCTGTGGCAAGAAAATTATTTGGGGCAGTTAAAAAATTGTTAAACCGCATATTAAATAGTTCCCCTGCGGTTAATGCGATGTTTTTGTAAAAACAACTTATTGTATAAGTCGTTGAATTAGCGACCGTTATTGTTTGACTGACCCGCGAATCATTAACCGCTGCAAGGTTAATCGTGTCTGCATTTTGTGTGCCATCGGGGGAAATTGCTGTATTCGGATTTACCGTTGCCGAGCTTAGAGCAAGCCAAGTCGTGTTAAAATCCGAACTCTGCAAGCAAGTGTTCTGCGCACTCGGCTCAACCAAAAGCGCAGGACACCCTGCTGTAATGCCTCCCAAAGGATAATCCAAACGAGGCACGTTGTCAAGCACGGTTTCAATACGACCCGCAGAATTGACCCTCGTAGCAGCATTGCTCGCAGAACGAGTAACGGTGAAATCTCCCAAACCCGAATCGGGGATTTGAGAGTATAACGTGCTTGTCTTAAAGCGATAAGGAACGCAAAGAAGAGATGGATTGGACATCAGGTGTTCGGGTTCAAAGGTGAAAATCTCGCAAGGATGCAGTTGTATGCGCTGACCTCCTTAGCAGTCGCTAAGTCAGTATCGCAACGAAGGTTGAAGTACCAAAAGTCAGCGTAGTCCTCGTCAGCAGTCGGCACAAGCGGAGGGCCAGACATCCGATAACGGAAACCCCGACCACAAGAACTTTCCAACTCAGGAGCAAACGCTCCATTCGCTTTAGCACGGGCCAAAAAGTTCGCCCATATCTCAAACCAAAAGAGCTGATTCACCATCACCCCTTGCAAGGAGGCCAAGAAAGCCGAAGCACTACTGCCCAAAGCCACAAGGTCGGCATTGGACACAAAGAGCGTATCGCCCGTAAATCCGTGCGTGTAAATGTAAATCTTTACGTCCGTGCCATTTGGGTCAAGCTCAAAGGCTATCAAGTGAGCATACGAAACATAAAAGGTCTGAGCATTACCATAAGTCAAAGTCAGTAACTTATCTCCAAACGAGAACGATGTAAGACGAGCTAAAGCCATATCAACTTATTTTTTCAATAATGACGTTAATTTTGCCCAAAGTTACAGAGTCATTTGAGGTGGAGTTCTTCACATAAACCGTTAGCGTATTGCCCGAAGAAAGGTTCAACAAGCATTGGGAATAGATGTTGGAGTCCTTGCCGCCCGAACGCATCACATTGGATTGCTCCGACTTGGTTTGCACATTGCCATTCAACGCAATAGCGATATGCACCTCATCGTTGTTTGAACCAGCGAGAGATGAATTGACCTCAACACGAAAGTCTGCCGCAGAACCCGTGTAGGTAACAACTCCTTGGGCGTTCACCGATAATCCATTGGAAGAATTAACGCCAACGGTGGCAGCGGTTACATTCAACGCCTCAAAAACACCTTGCGAAGCAATGGGGCTTACAGGGCTTCCCGTGACCTGATACCACTCCAAGTAACAAGGCTGAAAAAACGTACCATACCTCGCATCTAATTGCGAAATATCAATGCGCTTGGCCGAGGTCAAAGACGTATCGTCAACCGCCAATTTGAGCGTGGAAGTAATTGAAGCCTGTGCATCTAACTCCCTAATTCTTTTGCGTGCCATATCAATAGGTTAAAATGTTGTAATTTTCATAAGAGAAATCAAAGTCATCATCAACGGCCAGGGTATTGTAATCGCAAGGCTCTTCGGTGTTCAAACAAGACGCATCGCCAATCACCTCAACCTCCAAGTCCAACGAAATCATATACAAAGCGGTATCCCATACAACCTTCGCTCCCTCAAATTCATTCTCCAAATTATCCCTAATAGAGTAATTTGCAGAAATAGAAGTGACATCAATCGTTAAGGCTCCAACGCTTGAAGCCAAACCCTCGTACATACCGCTAATCTTGCTCTGCACCAAGGAGGCAACCTCATAAGGTCTCTTCGCTTTCCGCTTCCCGATAATCACCAAGGTCAAAGGATATATAATGCGAAGCAGGTCTTGGCATCCAATGTAATTCTTTTCATCCATTACCTCCGAACGCTCCCTACCACTATAACGAATGTAAGCAACACCCTCGTTCCAATCGTAATCGTTCACAACGTGCTTGTAATCACCGTTGCTGCAATAAATAACGGGAATAATCTTCGCATCTCTATCGGGCAACATTTCCGCAAACCCCGTGTGCCTTACGAGCTTGTAGGCATTCAAGCGAGTGAATATCTCGTCAATAACCTGAGTCGCTATCATTATTTCAGTCGGAATAGCCTGTTAGCAAATAACTTATCAAAAGTACGAACAAATATGCTATGCTCCGAAATAGAGAGCCTAAATATGTCTTTTCCCGTAAATCTTTCGGCAAATCTCGCTTTATCGATATTAATACTACCATCGGGGCCAGCCTTGGTCGTAATCTCCGAAACAAAGTTCGGGCCACCAAACATAAAGGGAGAACCCTCGCTTCGCTTACGCAATATCTTGAACTCATTCCTCAATGTACCCGTAAACTTCAAGTCCCATTCACTTGTCTGCAACCCATATCTTTTTCTTAACTCTATGTAAGGAACAAAATCACCACGCCTATAATCTTTTTTCTCGTATCGTGAATAACTCTTTTCCATTATACTCATATCGGTGGCAAGGTGCTTATCGTGGATCCTGCTCACTATACCTTCCTTGCCGTTATGGGCCTCCTCTGCCGCTCCCTTCAAGGCATACAATCTCGCTTCGGGCAAACGACTAACCTGTCCCTCTAACTTGCGGATATAGTCTTGAATGGTCATTGCTATGGAATGCGAGAGGCTTGTCTAATCCTCTTCCGACACGAAAAACAGCCATCCTCGGGCAAGTTCGCTTGCTCGAAGTACCGCTTCATGTATTGGTCGTATTGAGCTTGGTAATACCCCGAAAGCTCTTGGTTCATATCCCGATTAAAGACAATCACCCCATTCAGCCTCTTAGAAAACTCCATCTCCTTCAACAGCAACATCCCCGCCTTGTAAAGCAAGGGATACCCTAATTGCGTAATGTGAGCGCACAAAAGAGAATCAAAACTGCAAGCAACCTGATACTGAACGCTCAATCCTCCCGTGAATCCTCCGCCCCTTATATTTAGGTCAAGCAAGGGCGAACTCGTGGGTATCTCAATAGCCCTCTCCAACATATTCTCCGTCCACCGATAGTTCCTACTGCACCCACCACATCCATAGGTCGGATACAAGCCCGTTTGAAACGAAGCTACCGAAGTCGCATTGTAAAGCACCGCTAAATTCAACATCTGCCCATTGGACTGGTATGTCTTGTTAATCACAACCCTCGTAACCGCATTGGCTACCGAAGTGATATTGAAGGTGTCCAAAGTCGCTCCCGTTCTCAAATCCACAACCCTTACAGGCACAACACCCGAACTCGGAAGCAACAAGCTGATAGAAGAAATCGTCACCGAAATGTAATCCACTTGCCGATACCTCATCCCAATACCCCTCCAAACCGCAGCAGCGGGTAACGATTCAAGCGACTCACCATAAAAGCCCAAATCGCCATTAAAAGCCGAAGTCGTGTAATTCCAACGGCTCTGCAAGTAAGCCAAAGACTCGGCTTTCAGCATATTGGCCGCTTGGTCAATCTTGCGCTCAATAAGCGTATAGGCGGTCTTGTCCTCCTCGTCCACGCCAGAATCAAGGTCTCGAAGACCTATTCCCGTTAGGTCGTTAATATACAGGCCACTAATGGGCGGTGTACCCGCAGAGCAAAGTCCACGAATACCAATTAAATTATCCCAACAATTACTCATATCGCAAAGGTAAAACAAAAAAGGGGATGCTTTCGCACCCCCTTCTTGTCGCATACAACCCGAAGGATTAGTTGTTCACAGTACCTTCAAAGATGTAGTTCACGCCACGGAGCTGATCGTTCAAGAAGAACACATCAGAAGGCAGCGTTACAAACTTGTAGGAAAGGCCAATGAAGAATTTCCATTGGTTACAATCCAATTGAGCATAGTAATCAAATTCCAAGCCGGTCTCTGGGTCGGAAATCGTACCCTTCTTAATGGATTGGTCATCAATTACACGGATGCCGTTAGCACCACGGAAGGCGTTGTAACGAATCATCTGCACACCACCTGGAGCAATGAACGCAAAGCCGTTTGAATTGCCCTGAGCGGCACCAATGCGAGGCTCGAAGAAGAAATACGACTGAGCATCGGAGTTCATCATCGCTTGAAGGTCAACGTTTACCGTTGCACAGCAATGAGATTTCAATGCGGTCATGTACTTCTGAACAAGCTCACCACCGATGATGATGGGGCGATCCCAAGCCTCGGCCAACTGATACTGATAGACAACATCGGACAAGAAGTCATCCAAGAACACACCAGTGGTGGTGTTTTTGGTTTTGGTGACTAATTGAGTACCCGAAGGAACGGTGCTACCAGGATTGGCAGCAAACGAACCATTGTTAGTGGCAATGAAAGTAACAGCCTCTTGGTTCATAAACCTTTTGATAGCCTGCATCTGCATAGCTAATTGGCGAGCGATATAGGTCTCATCGTTTTCGCAACGAGGAGCCAAATCATCAAGACCAATAGACCATCTGCGAGATGCGCCTACATTGGGGTCAATGTTGTAAACCCGTGAGGTTTCACCATACTCGGCTCCAGCGGCACAGTTCAAAGTCGCAGAGACAGAGGTGGCATCAGTCATTCGAGGCTGATACACGACCTCCACTTGGCGGTAATGACCGTTCTTGGAGTCAATCTGGTTTTGCAGAATACCCGATTCGTTCATTGGGCTTGTAACCGCACGAAGGGTATTAATGTGTCCAGGGAACATCGTTGGGTCGGCATTGAAGTAACCGGCATCCAAGCGCTCCTGAATATTAGGACACGATACGAAGGATGAAAAAGCGTATGACATTTTGTAAAAATGAAATAAAGATTTGTCGGCTATTTCTTGCCAAGCCAGGCACTATGGAGCTTATTGTCCTCCCGACACATCATCGTGCGTTTAATTCTTCTCTATGCTTTACGGCCCTTGGGTGAAGGAAACGCTCACCACGAGTGCCCTCTTTGTTGGAGGTTGAAGTGCGAATTGGAGGCGTGTCTTGCCTACCAGCATCTCCTGCTTTCTTGAGCATTTGAGCCTTTTCAGCCTCACTCCTTACCAATTCTTCGGGCGAAAGATACGCAGTACCCTTATCATTTTTGATTTGGTTGCCCTGCCTATCCGTTACCATCAGCTTCCCGTCCGACAATGCAAAGATATACTTCTCGTTTAATTCTATGTCAAATCCTTTCTTCGCAAGAGAATTAACCGAATCGCTCCAAGGGATATTGGCCTTAATCTTCATAACCTCTTGGGTTACAATGTAATTGTCAATAGCCTTCTGCGACTCCACCTCCTTCTGCTCCAACTTCTGCGTCAGCTCCCCTGCCAAAGTTTCGTACTCGCCCTTCTGTCTTTTCAGCTCGGCAAGTTGTGCCTTGTACGCCTCATCATCCTTTCCCGTGTTTTGGGCTTGAACTTTCAGCTCATCCACTTGAGCTTGAATGCGCTGTTGAGCAACCTCAAACAAATCCGATAACTTCTTGCCCTTCACATCATCCTCGGTTAGGTTGAAGGCACGCTTGAACTTGGTTTCAAGGCTTCCGAGTGTCTTGCCCGTTACCTTGTTGCGAATGTCCTCGTCATCAACGGCTACTTCACGAGCAACATACTTCTTCGCAAGCTCCTCCTTGAATTGGTCAAGGCTCTCAAACTCTTTCTCTTGGTCAAACAGCCATTTGGCCATCTCTTTTGAATCTATACTCATTTTCTACGGGTTTTAGTGGTTGTGGTTTCTTCGGTTGGAACTTCATCTTGCCCCTCTTCAATTAGAGGAACTTCGGGCGTTGAATCCATAAGTTGTTGGTCAGAGACCGCAACGACAGGCTCATCCTCAACGGGTCTCAACATCGGTCTGCGCTTGGGAAGCTCCTCAATCGCATCAAAAGGCGCATCGGGAACTCTTGTCATCGCACTCTCATCAAGGATTCTCATACCGTACTTCTTTAAGAACTCGGTATTCCTCGCCACTTCAATCGTTACACGGATCTGCTCGCCATCAGCCCTCAAAACAGGTACTACCCTGCCCGTTATTCTTTCATTCATAGGTTTTTGGTTTTATGTTGCAAATATAAACAATAATGGTAATATCAAGTTTGAGGCACAAGCCAATGTCTGCAACGATAGCCCCCCAAGTAAATAAAAATCGTGGATTCATTTGTTCCCACAATCTTGCCTCTCCAATCGCCTAATCTGCCCCAGGAGCGCACTTCTTCCCTCGTGAATACCTTACCATCTCTTGCCACACAAAATGGCCGAGAATCGTTTATTAAGCCTCCTGCGTACAAGTATTTCTTAATGCCCAAGGACTCGCCCATCGCAAAGGTGAAGGAGCGGTCAATGACCGCAAACATTGTGTCGGCCGTAAGCGTGGCTGTGTCAAAGAGCAACCCCTTTTTTCCACCACCCCCTTTCACGATTTGGGCAATGCCCTCCTCCAAAGCAGTGCGGGCAGAGCCAGAGGCAATGGACGCAAGAATAAGATTTCTTAATGAACTCGAAAAACCCGAATTGAAGTTCGTTAGGTCTTCAAGCATAGAGGTCATTTGAGCCTCGTAGTCAATGCCCGAAATCGCATCGGGGTCAAGGCCCATTTTTCGGTACATCTCTCTCGTTAGTTCGGCCTGGGCGTCCACCTTGTCCGTTAAAAAGACCAAGGCATCAAAATACTTGCTCCCTGCAACAATGTCATCAATTCCCCTCATAAACGCATCCACACGGGCGTAATTGGCCGTGTCAAACGAGATATTGCCATCCTTGTCGTAATCAAACAAGGCAAGCAGGGCAATGATAAGAGGGAAAATTTCGTCTTGCGATTCCTCGACCTTCTTACCAAACTCCTCGCCAATCGTATCCAAGTTCTTTTGCTTCTTGGACTGAATTTGTTCTAAAGTCATATTAAGATTCTTCCCCCTCCTCCCCGACTTCTTCCTCATTCTTCGCAAGAATGGTCGTCCTTGCGTTCATAACGCTTTGGGGGGTCATCCTCGAAGAGCCATCGTCTTCGGGCACCAACTTCTTGGCCATTTCTATCAATACCGCCTTCTGCTCGGCCAAGGTCAGCGTCAAGAACTGCTCGTTCTCCGACAACGCCTCCTTAATCAAGGGCTCCAACTCAAAGTGCATTATCGCCTTCCACTTCGGGGCAATGCCCGAAGCAACCAATGCCAAGACATCCCTCGTTTCAAGATTAAAGAACGGGTCAACCTGCACACTCAACTTCATTATCGCACTCTTCTCCTCCTGAATTGGAAAGCGAGTGTCAAGATACTGCTGTGCCAACATCGCCTTGGAGAAAGTCGGGGCCAACTTAATCTCTGCGGTCAACTCCGCATCGGTACGCATCTCAAAGTTCTGCGGATAGCGAACCGCAGGCATCTTCCACGCACCCCCATAACGCATCCTTCCAATCGTGTCCATAGCGAACTCATAGTCGGCAAAAATGGTGTTGGCAAAGCGGAGCAGGAAGGAATACAATTCCTCCCTGTCAATAGCCTTACCCGTGGCGGTTTCCCTTCCCGAAATCTTCTCGTTGTTCATTACATCAATGGACAACAACTCAAAGGCCATTTGAATATTGGTAATGACTTGCTTGTTTAGGAAGTCAAGGATTTGCGGATCCAACTCAATGAAACCCGCAGGGGGGATGTTCACTTTGCTCTCCACCTCGGTAGTAAAGCGATTCGGGGTCTGTACTTGATAGACAGACATCGGGCCGAACATTCGCTTCGTGCCAGAGCCTCCGCAATTTGAACAAGCAATGGCCACCTTCTCCTCAAAACCTAAAGCCTCCTCAATCTGCCCCGAACCATTGCACTTGTCGCACTCATCCACATATTCCCACTTCTGCAAGAAGGCATGGCTGAATTTTGACATCTGCAAAGTGCTGAAATCGCACACCGCTTGGTCTAATGCCGGTATGGCAGGGGTGTAAAACGATTGAAAATAGTAGTCTCCGTGTTCCTGAACCGAAATCCCTCCAAGTCTTTCGCAAGGCAAATAGCCGAGATTATGGCGATAGTAAAGTTCTATCTCAAACTCATAATCGCCCTTCTTGCCGATTTGCTTGGCAATCTGAATCTCATTCTTGTCAAAGATGTAGAACACCAAACCTTCATCGGACTTAACACGGCCGTGCTCAACCTCCGAGCCATAATCGGCTTTTAGGATAGCATACTCGCCCTCCTTCCATCCCCACACTCGCTTGGAGTGAAAGCAACGGGCCACGGGCGTGGTTTCAACGGTGTCGTTGAAGGTGCCATCCTCAAAGTATTGAAGGTCGGTAGGCATAATGGCCAAGACCGCATTGGGGTCGGTCAAGGTCATAAAGTTGGTAATCTGCTGAAAATAATTCTCTAACGAGCCAAAACGAGGATACTCCTCATTGAAATACTTTTCTTGGGAGGCATCCTCAAAGCGAACCTCGTAATTCTGTCTGTTCCATACCCTTCCCGCAATATTTACCGCCTTATGAAAGTAAGGAACGGTAATCGGCTTGTAAATGTTCTTTCGGTAATTGAACTCGTGGGGAAGTTCGTTGGGGGCTTTCTCCCTAAACAACTTTTCGGGGAAGGCATCGTAATTAGAGTGAATCCGAAGCCTCATCTCCATCTCCACGCAAGCCTTGTAGGTCGGGTAGAAATCGGGGATATAGAACTTGTCAGACTTTTTCTTAACCTCGTACTTCTTGTACTCCGTTATGATGTGGTCTAACAATGGCAGAATTTCCTCTGTTGTCATAGCTATCGCTTTTTACCGCCTCTGCACTTGCACATAGGGAATAGTTTTACGCTCAAAATTAAGGCATAATTCGCTATTTGCGGAAGGTGTGCCTATGGCCTTTTATTGCAATCAATGCCGTGAATAGGCACCATAGGGAGGTCGTGTATTAAGGCGAGGTTCGTTAAAACGCTTTGGTCGTGCCGGTGGTCAATAAACGAAGAGTGATTCGGGTATTCGCTTGGGTCATCGTTCACAACTTTATCAACGTCAAGCCATTTACTCCATTCCTTCATAAAGGCAAGCGTAAAGTCCGTCTTACGAAGCCCTATAAATCCAGCCTCTAATTGAATTGGCTCTTCGTTGAAAAACCGCATACAATCCATCAAGGCATAGCAATCGCCCTTCGTGTAACGGATATGCGGATGATAGTCTTTCCTCAAAAGCAAAGGGTTGTCCGTAAGATACTCCTTTGCAAAATCAAAATGCGCTTGGGTGTGGACATCTCTTGAATCAAAGTAAATCAAGGCTTCATCTTCGCCAAGACCCATCAAAGCGTCCAAGATTATTTTGGGCTTCCACCTCCACCAACCATTGCCCCTTATGTGCTTTTTTTCGTCTTGGTACGTCTTTACAGGGATGCCGTAATCTCTCGCCTGCGCTCTTGCGGCGGATAAGTAATCTTCCGTGGCATAGTTTATGGCTACAAGTCGCATCCGTGTAAATCAATTACCACCACATCTTCACATCAACCCCGTGGCTCTTAATATGGTGAACCAGGCCATCAATCGTTTTTTGAGATTCACAGGCAATGTTTATCGGATGGAACTCAACGAAAAGGGTGTTAATCTTAGCAATCTCGCCCGTTTCAATCAAATGCCTCAACACGAAGAACTCGCTACCCTCAATGTCCATCTTGCAGTAAATCAAATCGTCTTGGGAGAACTTGCCGAGGAACTTTGCAAAGTCAATGCTCTTGACCTTTACTTGCGTGTCATAGCCTGCGTGAACAAAGCCCGTTTCGCTTACCGATGAACCCCAACCATCAATGTCCGAAAATCCGTCCGTTGGCGAATTGCTCCCGCTTTTCTTGTGGTTCTCTTGGTTGAACTGAACATACCCATCGCTTATCCAAACGGCTACCTTGTGGCATTTGACCTTGATAGGCAAAGCCTTCACTCGCTCCGTTATGTTGCAAGCTGGATTGGCCTCAAAGGTGTGTACCTCAAAAGAATCGTCTATAAGACCGTTGGAGATAAAATGGTTTAACCCCTCGCAAATGTGCGTTCCGCAATCAAGAAATACCTTTTTCACTGTAAATGTGGTTTTTTATCTTTGAATAAATCGTGTATTCATTGGCATATTTACGAACCCAATCGCTCATTTGAGGCAGAAGGGAATCGTAATTCACCGAAGATACGATATGTTCAATCTCGGCCTTTGCAAACGATGCGTTGCCATAGGATTCAAGACGAATGGCGAAAGGAATATGCTCGTGGACGTTCCTCGCTCCCACATAAATAGGGATGGTTCTACATAGAGCCGAATCAATAATCTTGTCGGAGATGTAATCATCCCAAATACCGTTCTCCATACACACCGAGAATTTGTAGGGAATCAAGCCATCGGCCTTGTTGCCGAGCTCGCCCTTGCATCCCCTTACGCTTAGGCCACGGCCATAAACGTCAACCCATCCGCAAGCCGCAAGTTCCTTGGCTATCTTATGCCTGAACAGGTAAAAGCCGTGGGAGATATTGCTCGTTACCATACTTATCACCCTTCGCTTGTTAGGTTGTCCAAAATAATCGGACAAATGTCCGTTCATGTGGTAAAACATTCCGCAAGGGAAGCCCACCAAATTGCCATCAATTCCATAGGCTTGTGGTTCGGCACAAGTGTAAACAACCGAGCAATAGGCTCCAATGCCCCTATCAAAAAAATCGTGGTCTGGTGGCTCTTGGATGAACCCTATGACTCGTTCCTTGGGGACACGAGGTTCTGCCCCTTTTTTGTCGTTAAACACCACAAGCCAATCGTAAGAATCGTCATCAACAAACTCAATGCCATCGGCATCGCTCCACAAAGACTGCTCCTTAATCCTGCGGTTCAAAGATGCAGAATCAGCCCAATTACATATCGTTCTTACTTTAATGCTCACGGTATGCAACTTACAAATTCCCTCTTAGAACGCTCCCAATTATCATCGTTTGTCTTCCAGATGTTCTTGTTCGCATAAAACCTAACCCTGTCCTCATCATTGTGTTTAATGGTTTGAAGGCCGTTGTGAAAACTCCTCTGCTCAAACCCAAGACCCTCCACCCGAAAATAAAAATCAATATCGTCAATGCCCCATCCATCCACTACCTCATTGTAACCCCTCGCTCGGTAAAACAACTCCTTCCAAATCATACAGCACCCCGTTCCATCACCATATTTCCATCCCGTTACAAATGTTCCCCCCTCCATAACCTTCATCTTATGATAATTCAAGAACGAATGGTTGGTCATTAACGCATCCGCATCAACAAACATAAAGGTGTCGGCCTTCTCGGAGGCAGCCAAAGCACCAATGTTCCTTGCGTGGCTAAGGTTAAAGCCTTCGGCCTCGTGCCTTACCGCACGGACTCGTGGATCGCCTAAAGCCTCCACATAATCGGCGCTCTTGTCGGGGTCTCCATAGTCCACCACGATGATCTCGTAATTATCCCCAATCTGCGAAAGCCAAGTTGGTAACGCCTCCTCCAAATGGTGCATACGGCCTTTGCAGGTCGTAATTACCGAAATGAAGCCGCTCATTTCCATCGTATCAGTTGCTTTTGCTGTCCTGCGTGTTTCTGTCTTACAAGCGTATGCCACTTATACTCGTGGGTCAAGCCGAACTTAGCGTGATACTCTCCAAGTAAAGCGCAGGAATACTCCCAAGCCGAATTGTGGGAGAATCCAGGGCCACCAAACAAACCAAGAACGTAATAATTCTCGTTCATCCAAGGAATGACTTTGGCCGATAAAGCGTTTCGGTATTGGAAGTAAACGGGATTCGTGCCGCAAAACGGGTCAATCTTGTATTGGGCGCAAGCAATGTTGAAGGCAAGCTCATCGGGGTAAGTGCCTCCCCAAGCCATTTTAAGCCTATCCACGGGTATTCCGTTGTCAATGTTGTCTCTCACTTGCTCAAAGAAATTCGTGAGCTTTTTCCCCTTGCGAAGGAACATAAACGAGCTGTTTATCGCCACAACCTCTGCGTCATCGTCAAGTTCGTGATACTCCCAAATGGTGTCAAGAGAAGCCCATTGCATCGTATTTCCAAAGAACTCGGCCCCATCCCTCTTTAGGTTCGCCTTAGGCGTTACTCCATTTGGATTATCCCAAGACGCTACTTGCGAATAGAAATAACCGCTTTCGGGTAACGCAAGGAGCATATCAATCAGCGGTTGCATGGATTTGAGTGCAACACCATCGGTGTCAAAATACAAGTTGTTGTCAAAGGCTAAATACTTGTCCACCCTTGTCTTGGCTCTACCGGGACTGAACCCACGACCGGAGTACAAGTCATTTTGATCAATAATCGTAATAATGTCAAAGACCCAATACTTGTGTCCCAAAAGCACATCCTTGCTGTCGCATATCAACTGAATGGGAAGGTCTCTGTCAAATGCCTTAACCGATATTGCAAAGTTGTAGGCCATTTCGTGATAGGCGGGCTTTCCAAAAGCCATAATTACTATCCCTGTGGTTTGTTCACTCATCTTTGCAAAGATATAAAAAATCCCCGACCAATAATGGCCGAGGATTCAAAAAAAACCAAACCGAAATTAAACTCCGAAGATGGCGTCTGCGTTGGCGGGCTCAGCGTATTTCTGTGGGAGTTGGTCTGGGCCGAGCGAAGCACGGGCCGTACAGTTGAGCATCTGCAACTCCTTGTTGGAGGCGGGAACGTTCACGGGAAGGCACACATAATTCACGGGCTGAGTGATTACCATCACCTCCTTAGAGCCACACAGGTACAGGATCAATCCCGTTACACGCTTGTTGAGAGCCCTGTAAAAATCAATCGTTCCATCGGTTGTGTTGGCATCCATCCAAGTGGCGGTAAAGTCAAACCCAGCTAAGAGCGAGGTCGGGCCACAGCCAACAGGATTGTCCACATCCACGGGCGAAGCATCGGGAACGGTTCCACGAACATTCTTGATAATCTTGAGGTCTCCAGCGTTGATAGCCGTGGTGTATTTTGCTCCATTACTCCAATCGGCAGGATTAGCAAAAGTCGTACCCGGCCCAAACGCATCTTCCTCAAGAATACCTATCGCAGAGATACCTCCACGCAAATAGTTGCCACAAAGGACAAGCTCATGGTCTGGCAATGAGCCACATCCATATTCTAAATAAGCCATTTTGTTAAAAATTAAAGGATTTTGAGTTTTTGTCTTTTATTGGCCGACCAGCCACAACGCACGACTTGAATGCAAATATACGATCTTTAGTATAAAAACGAACGGATGGGCCAATGGGAGAAAAAACTATTCTTGAGTTGCGGAGAGTAGGCCAAAGAAGAGCCATTCAACACGGCACAGGCGGCAGAGTTGGCGTTTATCTGATTTGATGACCAATAAGTGCCTGGATTCGAGTCGAGAAGGTTCTTTGTTACGGGGTTAGAGTTATACATATAGTACCAAGCACTATTAAACGGCGGTACAGAAAGAGCCCTAAAGGTTGGCAAGCACCAATCGCTGTATCCATTAAGCGTAAGGTTGGAGCAAACCGTTGCCGCATTTGGAATGGCTCCGGCCAGGGTGGTTGCAGCAACGATTGCCGCAGTGTTTGCGCAGGAAAGTGTGACGTTTGCCGTTGTCGGACTTGCCTGAACGGATGGAATCAGTACGCCATTTATGCCAAGCGAGCCCCATTCGTATGTGGGGCCATAGGGTGTGTCCGACATAACATACGCAAGCCGTTGGCCTTCTTCCACATGAAAAACATAGCCGCCTTCCATTTGAGAACCCAAGGCAGGAGGCGTTGCCGATGGATAGGAACAAGATTGAAAGATTTGGTCGGCATTGGATGGAGCGTAAAACTTCCTCGGCAAACTGTCGGGGGCAAAGGTTGTCCTCGCTATGCAATTAAACTTCTGCAACTCTCTATTGCTCGAAGGCACATTGATTGGATTGCATACAAAGTTAACAGGGGTTTCAATCACATAAACCTCATCGCTTTTCGGGATAAACAATACCAATCCGGCCACTCTTTTGTTGAGCTGTCTGTAAAAGTCTATCGTGGCACTCGTGGTGTTTGCGTCCACCCAAGACACGGTAAAATCATAGGCCGTGGTGATAGACTGCGGCCCGCACCCAACAGGGTTGTCCACATCGTTTGGGGAGGCATCGGGAACATTTCCACGAATCTTGGCGATAATTGATAGCCTTCCTGCATTAATCGCCTGAATGTACTTGGCGCCATTAGACCAATCCAAGGCTGTTTGGAAATCAAGGCCGCCACTCCCAAAAGAAGATTCGTCAAGTATCCCTATGGCAGAAATGGCGCCATAATTAAAATTGCCACAACTAATAGGCTCATGGTCGGGCAATGGGCCGCACCCGTATTCAAGGTATGCCATAATGATTTATTTGAGACTCAAAGATACTCAACCCAAAAGAATTAAAAATTATCCTTCGCCATCGCCAGGCTCTTCGGGGCAAGGCTCGCAAGTCGTTTCGCAGTTTTCGGGATTCACGGGCAAACCATCGCAACAAGGGTCTTTCCGTAAGTTTTGCTCCTTCACCTCAACCTCAAGGAAGGCGGGGGCAACGATCCGTGTCCGAATCCAAGTTGGAGAGTAAGTTTCCGAGCGAGTGAAGTAATCGGCAGGGGGAAGAATAAGGTCGTTCAAGTTGAATATATCGTGCCGACAAGCAAGGCGCATAAAGTTGTGGACATATCTCGGCGATAGATTCACGACCAACTCCACGAACTCACGGCTCTCCGCATACACGACCCTCTTGCGGCCTGCGCTGTCCTGATACGAAACAATCTCGCCATCGTATTGGGGATTCCTCAACTCGCCGTAGATTCTCGTCCGATGAAAGAAGCCGCCCGTGAATACGTTAATGGGTGGATAGGTGAACCCGAAGGCACAAGCCCCCGTTGTGTCGGTTACATCTTGGGAGGCCACCACTCGGATGGTGTTGCAGGGATCCGTGATCCACTTGTAAGTCTCCGTCACGCAATACTCCATATTCTCATCGCACCCTTGGTTCTGCGTTATCGCAAGCCTAAAGCAATCGTATTGCGAGTAGGAAGCGAGCGTGTCAGCCCCAAAGGAGAAAGTGTAGGAATACACGCCTCCGTAAAAGCCCTCAAGGACATAGGTTGTCTTTGCGCTGTTGGCGTAATTTACCGAGGTAAGGCTATCGGATGGCAGGAGCGTAACGCTGAAGCCAAAAGCCTGATAGATTTCAACGGATGCGACACGGAGTTTGGCCTTGTACTTGCCATCAACGAGTTGAGCGTCCACCTTAATCTCAAAGGGGTAGGAGCCTGTTGCTCCTGTCCAAGTGAAGTAAAGGATGTACTCGCCTGGACAGGCCAAGTCCGTACCCTGCTCAACGGCAACGCCATCAACGAGGATGTCCACATTGCCGCAGAACTCATCGTCAAGTTCCTCAAGGGTCAAGACAATCTTGTAGGAAGCCCCTTCAATCAAGTCGATAGAGGCTTCGGCATAGGCCGACCACGCTTGTGTCGCTGCTGGGTCGCAACCGCCATTGACATCCAAATAGCAATTTGGAGGCGATCCACCAAGGCCAATCCAATCCGTTTCCGACTCGTAAGGCTCCGACACCGATAGCGTCCAATCTTCATCCCCGCAGAAATCAGGGGCGATGGATTCATCGCAGAAGATGGCTTCGGCTTGAAGGCTTAACGCTTCCGTGTTGTATGAGGATGACAATACGTTGATAAGGATAGGTTGAGAGTAATCTCCCGTCTTGCAATTGTCGCATTGAGGCTCGTCCACATCAAAGCAATAGATGTGCATATCGTCAATGGATAAGCTTGACTCTGGGCAATCAAAAGTGAAGCTGAACTCGGCTGTTGTAATCGGTATCTGCCACCACCCCGTTGTCGTTATGCTTATGTCGCTAAGGCCGTTAAGGATGATGGAGCATTCTCCCGTTAAGTCTATACCGCTAACGTGGATTCTCAAAATAGCGTTCTTACAATCGTTGCCTCCATTCCCAAAATTAACTATCCCATTGCTTGGCCCAGAAACCGTGATTCCATCCCCCACGATTACTGTTATGTTTCCATCATAATAGCTCGTTTCAGTGTTCCAATCCACAGGAACAAGGTCGTCTGTGCCTAACGTGCTATCCACGCACACAATAGGCTGATTCGGTATAATCATTCGGTCAGAAGTTCAAAGTTAGTCATGCCCGTCTTAATATCGTGAGACATATTCAATATCCATCCCGTAATGCCGTTAAAGACAATCGGTGCTGGTGGGTCTGTCAAAATGAGTGACAACTGCGTTCTCGTTAGCGGAACCTCAACGTTGTAGAGATACTTTATATGCAAGGACAAATTATCATCAATTGCATTACCATTAATCTTTAGCCCATTGGAAGTCCTAAGAATGTAATTTCTTGCAACCAATGGGTGAACCGCAGATCCCGTGTGAATTAAAAATCTGCCGAAATATGGCGGCCCAGTCACAGAATTAAACTCGCACACATAAGAGACGCTTCCAAGATACTCGTTTGGTGGCAAAGCGGCGGGAATGGTGAAGGCACTCCAGAGGCGTTGTTTTTGGTTTTGGTCAAGGGAAACAAATCCACCCCAATCTACCATAAAAATGGCCTCGGAGTCAATTAATTCCACATCAACAGAAAACCCGCCCTGTGGAAATCCCAAGGATGTGTTTATCGTTGCATCATTGTCAGTGCAATCATTTGACACATAAGAAACGCCCGACTGCAAATATGCCCAAGTATTCGCATTTGTTTGAGAGTAATTTAATTTTGATATACAAAATTGATCGTCTTTTTTCTTGGAAACAAGCCTTACATCGTCTATCTGAATCGTTGGAACAGTTGGGAAAAAGTATCCTTCGTGTTCTATGCGAACATATTGTATGCCTCCCTGAAAATACGGATACATACTTAAATTATACAAAGAGGCAACGGATCCGTATAGTTCTTGAAAGCTCAAATAAATGGAATTTCCTTGTGGGGTATTTGCTTGAGGGGGAGTTGATGGGGATGGCTTAAATGCCCCTCCGCAATTAATGTACAGATTTGTTCCACCGTATTTTCCATTAACGTCAATCGTTGAACTCCCAATCACCGCCTCAAGCCTTCTCCCAGCTATTTGATAGTAATCCTGAGAGGTATACAAAAGGGTGTTGGATGGGAAACTCGTTATTGTAATCGAAACATCTGTGTCGTGAAAAAAACGAAATCTCAACATTGCTTGACCAACATACGTTGCATCAGCGTTTCCGATATTTAGTCCCTCCACTATTCTTGGATTTACGCCCTGAACCAAATCTATCTCATTTCCCGGAACGGTTCCGTCCCATTGTGTCGCAACTATTATCTGATTCCCGACATTATTTCCGGTAAGCGGCCCCGCAAGATTTGTCGTTATTGATTGTGCATTTCCGTATATATCCGTCCAAGAAGTTACCGACTGAACAACGGTGTCACCCATTGGCACACTAAGATTTCCCGTCCACCCCAAAATCATTCCGCATATTTTTTCGGTATAAATCTTTGCGGTTGTGCCAACATTTATCCCAGGGCCTATTCCCAAAAAGTCGGAAATTATTGTTGCTCCATTATCTGTTATATAATTAAGTATCTGTTGCATAACCTCCGCAACCCGAAACGCCCTAAACATGTTGGCGAATGCGGGGCTTAACGCTCCCGCCATTGCGGGATTTGCCGTACTGCCCACGGTTCTAAACGGCATTGGGAAATCGCTTATTTGGGAGAGCACCTGTCCATTAACGGTTTTTTCGCAATTAATCTGAACCTTGGTTTCTTTTAGTCTGCTCAGTTTGCCATATATGGTGTTATCCTCAATGTTGCATTTCGCTACACAGCGATAAAGGTCAAGGTCTATTTCGGACAAAAAAATGATGCCCTCCCGATTAATCCCGTTTGTGCATAGCTCTTCAATCTTAACCAACACTTCGCCGCATCCACTTCCGTTCTCAAATTCTTGCTTTATTAAATCATAACCAGAACCATAAAACTCAACATCGGCAACGAAGGTCGTGATAAGGCCTGGTAGGTCGGGGTCTCTTCGGTATTCAAACTTTGAGTCCATCCAATTCATCGGCTCCTCAACCTCCGTGCCGTTTAGATAAAACTTAAACTCCGCCATTATTTCATACTTTTTCTTATCACCCTATCCCTAATTGTTCTCGGATTAATCGCTTCCGCCAATTCCTTCACATTATCTATCTTAACCCTCTTGTTCTTCCCAATCGCATTAATAAGCTCCTCTGTCTGCATATCAAACGAATTGGACACATTCTCCGCAAAAGAGCCTCCAAGACCCGCATTACCGCTTTGCTTACGCATCACATCGGTATATCGCTTCGCCACAAACGCCTCAAACTCGTTATCACGAATGGCCTGAAGTACGGGCTTGTATTTGGTCGTTTCTTCTGCGGTCATCACCGATTCGCCTCGTGAGAGTCTTGCAGGGATACTGTCAGAAGTTGCCGTGCCTGGGCCTTGCAAATCAATTACCCCTTCTTTGAATCCTGGGAATTGCTGAGATTGAATTGTAGCAATCTGAATGCCTGTCGCGGCAGTAATCGCTGCAACTTCCCACCATCTGCCTTTCCCGATTGCTTTCATAACGCCTAACGCTCCATCTATAATAGCCGATACTGTGGCGGCTTTCTTTTCGTGTTCAAATCGCTTCTTTGCAAGTTCAGCCGCTTTTCTCTCGTATTCCTGTTCGCTTATTAGCTTTTGTTCAAGCTGTCGTTTAAGGGCAATTTCTTCGTTATCATAAGCCGTAGATTGCAATTTAGCTATTTCGGAATACACGTTTCCAACGCTACCAATTATTTCGGAGGTTCTTTCTAATTTAATAGAATCGGTGGCCCTTTTTCCTGCGGCTTCAACTTCGCCAAGGGCTTTTGTGAGTTTGCCAAGAATATCAAGGTCTCCCGTTTGAGACATTGCGTCTTTGATTTCCCTCGCCATCTTCTCAAACATCTGCTTGGTTCTTGCGATTCTCCTATCGAATGTATCTCCTTCGTTTCTTTCAATCAGGTCGTTGGCTCTTTGGAGAATATCAACGATTTTGTCTTGCGTTTTTTGAGCGTCCTCTTCGGTGTCTTTATTGTATTTCTCGGTGAGTTGCCTTCTTAATTTGGTGTATTTGGCAATAATCTTGTTGGTTTCAATTTCTTTGTCTTCTTTGGTTTTCAAAGAGAACCGCACTCCTTCGTGTTCTATTGACTCTTGAGCTTTTAATACTGAAAGCTCCAAGTCAAGCCTCTCCTTGCTCCCCTCTTTAGTGGCATTAATTTTCTCTTGTTGCGTGGCAATAAAAGATGTAAGGTCTTTGGTGCGTATTTCTAACTCTTCCTTCAACTCTTGCTCGCGAAATGCGAGATTAGCTTCCGCTTGTTCTCTAAGAGACTCGGCTTGACTTTGCGCGCCCAAAACGTCAATTTGGGCTTGTTTGGCAGCAATGTCTTTGGTTATTTGAATTACGGACTGCCCTTCCCTTTGAAGGTTGGCTTTTTTGGCTTTAAGCAAGTCAAGGTCAATCTTGAGAGCAAACAACAGCACCTCTTTCTCGGCCTGAATACGTATGTTTTTGGACTCCTCTGCTCCAGCTTTGTCTTTTAAGATTTTGTATGCCGCCACCGCATCAATGTAATCGGTCATCAATTTCTTTTGATTCTCAAGGCTATCGCCCGATATTAAAGATTGCTCAAAGATGTTCTTAGCCCTAAACATCGCCTCCTCTACGGATTTTAGCTTTTTAGCCTCAGCTTCGGAATCCGATATAGGCTCAGGGGCAGCTTTTTTTCTCTCCTCTCTAATCTGCTTTAGAATAGAGAGCCTAAACTGCTCATTGTCAACAATCTGCTCTTGTTCCTTTATTTGCCTTTTTAGCTCAGGTATGGTTTCTTGTGTGGCCTTAACCATACTCCTGTTGTATTCTCCGGCCTCCTCCAACGCATTAACCGATTTTCTAATAAGGGATACTTGTACGGTTTTTTGCCTTACTTGTTCTCTTGCATTCAGAATATCAGTCTCAATAATTTCTTGTATTTGGTCAAGAGATTTCCCTTCTTTTTCCAATTCAAAAACACGTTCTTTTGCGTTTTTTCTTCTCATCTTCTCAGCAAACTCATCATTTCGCTGAATTTCTGCGGATTCGGCTTTCAGTTCATTAATGCTTTCCCTGTATTCCTTATTAAAAAACAACCTTGACAAAAGGGTTGAGCCAAACAAAAGGGCTATTTTTTTTGGTATATCAGCGTTGGATTCAATAATGACGTTTATGTCATCAAAAAATCCCGAAAACGCATTAACCATTTGCTTGAGTGGCAATGCCTCCGCTAAGTTCTTTCTAAACATAGTAAAGGAAGTGCTAACCCTCTGAAACGCTGCGTCCAAAGAATTTGCCTTACCAGAAAGCGCAGGGGCCATTTCTTTTTCAAGTTCCTCTGAAAATGCAGGGAGTATTTCAGCAGAAAGGATTTTCCCTTCCTCCATTAACTTAATAAACTGCCTGCTCGTTAATTCTTGAGCAGGATGCAGCTTATTGTATGCCTTTATCATTATCTCTGTGGCATTTGGCATAGCTTCAGCCAACTGCCTTCTTAATTCTTCTGCCGATACAACTCCCTTGGAGAGCATCTGTTGTAACGCTAAAAATGCCCTTTGTTGCTGCAAGGCTGTTCCGCCGGATGCCCTGATTGCAGTCGCAACCCGAATAAACATCTTTTCCGATTGATCTGCCGAAAAGCCAGCCGCCTTAGAAGCAATGGCAAACCCTGTAAATCCCTCTGTTAACGTAGTAATATCAAGGCCCAACCTCATTGCCGCATCCCTAAACCGCTCCATCGCGTTGGTACCGCCTTGGGAAGAGTCGTAAATAAAGTCAAACCTGTTTTTTACAATTTCAAGTTTTCGCTCTACATCCACAACGCCTTTTGAAAACGCAATTATTCTTTCAATAGCAAATGCCGCAATCAAACGATTTCCCACTAACGATAAAACCTTCGCCAAACCCGCTCCTGCAAGGGATGCCCTACCAATACCGCCCCCATAACGGTTATAGCTGTCCGTTATATTCGTGACCCTTGAGCTATTGTCGTTTAAGATTTTATTGTTCTCAATGAACTTGCTATTGAGCCTCGTGATGTTGTTTGTGGTCTGGCTTAGCGTTCTGCTAAAATCGTGGTGAACTTTGTTGTTTTGGGTTAAACGTACGCTGTTGTCTTGAGAGTTGTTCGTGTTTACTATGAGCGCACGACTTTGTTCGTTTTTGGCTTTTGTTGATTTTTCGGTCGCTTGAGTGTTTTTTTCAGTTGTGCTTGTGGACGTTTTTGTAATCTCCCTGTTGTCAACGGTAACTTTGGTGACTTCATTCAAGATGTTTCTAAAGTCTTGGCTATTGTCAATGTTTATTTGGACTTTAGAAGCGTGTTTTTGAAGCGCGTCTGCCATATTTTTCAACGACTTCGTTGCCTCATCAACCGACCCTTTAACAAGGATGTTCTTCTGAATTATCTCATTCAGCTTATTATTAAGAGCATCTACGTTTGCATCATAGATAATGGATATTTTATCGGACATCTTTGTTTTGTTTAGCCTTGCGTTGCCTTTCCTCTTGGAAGTGCTTGAGCAAAGTTAAGACATCCTCAACGGATGTTTTCATATACTCCTTGTACAGAAATATATCACCATCCGCAAGGAAGACGAAAAACTCACGCCAATTTAGGTCGCTGAAGTAGAGTTCCGAGCCGATAGCTCTGATCTCAGGAGTTCCTGGGTCGCTTCCAGCCGGGAGGTTGCCATCTCCCAAAAGATTGTCCAATCTTCTTCTAAATACTCCATATTGGGAAAGTATTGACTCAGCCCGGCTAAAACGAAAAAATCGTACAACTCCTTGCCTTTGTATGCATTACGGAAAGCCTCCACCTTCTTCTGCTCAAACTCGGCATTCCACTCACCGGGGTTTTGGTCTTCACGAATCAAGACCGCCCCGGCTAACTCCATCATCACATCGGGGTGAATGAGCATCTCCTTCCTTTTGCGCATTTCCCCGACCAAAAAGCCAATCTGCGCCAGGTTTTTGACCGCTGCGCCCGAAACTGACGCGTTCAACGCGTTCTCCATATTCTCCAAGAACACATCCAACTCCTCCCTTGAAAGCATCCTCTGCAACTGAATTACGAGGTCTTGGATTCTTCCCATACGCTCAATGGGAATGTCAAAGACGTTTTGGTAAATGAAATAGCGGTGCCCTTTACAGGTCAGCGCAAACTTCAAGCCACGCATCTTGTCGGGTTTGTAGGTGTCATCCCACACCATTTGCGTAAGCTCTTTCTTGAAGAGTTTGTAAACAATTTTGTGTATCACGAGAGTTTAATAAGGATAAAATTAAGGGTTACGCCCACGAGCATCACGATTCCCATTTGCAGGAGGTTAAAGCCCATAAGCGGAGCGGTTACAAGGTAAAAGACGCTTCCCCATACCGAAGCCATACAGCCCACGCACCCGTAAATGGGTTTGTGAAGGTTGGGAAACTTATGCGGGGGGATGGTTTTCTTCAGCCACTTGCCCACCTTGCCGAGGAGTTGTTCTTCCTCGAGCATAATGGACAACGATACGGTCATTAGGCTTACGACCAAAGCCCGCATCAAAGTGTCAAGGGCGAGTGTCATTTCTTCTTCTCGAAGGTCATCCAAAGGACGCTCACGAGAGAAATGGTCGCACCAACGATTTCGCTGACTGCGGATTCATCCAAATAGCCTTTGGCAGCGATTAAGCCGCCAATAAAGGTCAATGCGTGGCGAAGGAGGGGGAGGACAAGGTTTTTCATAGGTTGATGTATTTGAATTGAAAGGAAAAGCAAGATTCGACATTCGTGTAGGTCGGGGGAAGCGTTAAGGGTAATTCATCGCCATCCAAGTTCGCTGCCGTACCCCCAATATAATCGAGATACACCCTTACCTCGTAGGTTCTATTCGGAGCGAAAAGTTTTTGAAGGGGAAGTCCTGCGAAAGTCGGGGAAATGGCCACCAAGCCCTGAGCATTGGTCGTTTGTGTCTCAAAGAAGGTTTGATTGAGTGATACATCGGTAATTGCTACAACGACAGAGGTGTTTGGCGTGGTGTAGCCAATAACGTAATCCGCTGGATTACAAATATCAAAAGTGCCAATATCGGGGCAGTCGGTGCATTCAAGACAACTCATCGGCTTTAAGATTTAAGTTCAGGCACAAAATTGGCGTTAAAACGTGCATATCCGTTCTTTTTCAGATGTTTCAAATACCATTCGTTCAAGAAGCTGTTGCAAAGATACCGAAAACAATCGGCAAAGTCGGACTGTTGCGTAATAATGTATCGGTTTCGTTTAATAATGTTCCCTCCCGCATCGCACGCCACCATTTTCATATCCCTCGCCACGCCTGGGGCAGTCCTCGGGTTCACCTTAATGTCGGGGTGGAATTGGAGTAAGTAATTGCATTGTGCTCGGCTGTTCTCGTGCTTGGGGTTCGGAGCGACTTTAATCTGCCTCTGCGTCAATCCCAAGCCCCTCGCTAATTGCTCGTAATAATTGGCATTGTCCCTTTGCGATAAATCGCCTCTCTTGCCCATCGCATCGCCCGTCAAGAGGCAAGAAAACAAGAATGGAGCGTACTTGGCTTTAATGGTGTCCACCATTTTAGGTATGCTCCCATCTACAACCTGAAACTCATCCACGATATGAACGTGATCGCCTTGGCTGTCCGTCCAAATCTGCGCCACGATACCGCAGAAGGGCTGTAAGTTGAAGTCAAGGGAGATGTAAATGGGAAGGTTGGTGTTAAAGTTCGCATTTTGGGATTCGTGCCTCCTCGCATCGTAGGAGATAAAGAAGGGGTTTTCGGGTTTCTCCTGCACCTCCCAATCGCCCTCCACGAATCGCTTGTACTCGTATTCGGGCATATTGTCTCGAAGGGATTGAAGGTAGTCTTCGGGAATATGGGGGTTGTCGGTAATCTTGGAAGGGATATACGCCCAAGTCGGTGGGAGGTTGTCTTCCTTCCATTTGTCGTACACCAATTCCTTCACCCAATTATTGCTTGGGTTGCAAGTAGCCATCACGACAATGGGCGGGCGTCCTTCGCAATCCAACCACGAACCAGCACGCTCCAAGACCTTGTAAAGCAATCCCTCTTGGCACTCGTTAATCTCGTCAATCCCACCGCCGTTTATCTCCAAGCCCTTAAAGCGGTCAAAGTCTTTATCGGTGTCGTAATTCTCGCCCATAAAGATTAACTCGGATCCGTTGGTGAATCGCACAATCTGCGCCTGCTTGTCCCACGAGGCAACGTGCGTCCCTAAGCCTTGGTTCATTAGAGAGGTGAAGGTTACAAGGGTTGTACGTTGGAGTGTGGGCATACTCTGCCTGATAATCACCCACCTACTGCCTGGGTACTTGGAGCAAAGGGATATAAAGGTCAAAAGAAGGCAGTAAGTCTTCCCGCCTCGGATTGCTCCGCCAAAGAGGATGAATTGCTTCTCCCCCGACAAAGCCATCTTATACGCCTGACTCTGCCTCGCCGTTAGTTTCATCCGTGGTGGGTTCGGTCAACTCAAGCACAAAAGGCCCCGTGTTCGGTGCCGTGGTCTGCTGCTGAGGCTTGCCATACAAATACGCCAAAGCCAACTCCATCGCCCGCATATTGCCACGAATCGCCTCCGTCACCAATCGGGCAATCAACGCATCCATTCGCCTCACCCCGCCAATCGTCCTGTCCAAGTCGGCATCAAGCAAATCCCGAATATCTCGCCTCGTGACCGCTTTAGGCTTCATAGAACGAGAGTTTAAGAGAACAGGTATGTCTGCCTTCACCTCAACATTCAAAACGCTTTCAGGGGCATTAGAAGCCTCCTCCTCCACAACCTCAACCTTCTTCTTCTTTACAAACTCATGTATCGCCATGTATCCACAAAATTACCACAAGTCAAGTTTAATTCGCCAAAAAAAATGGGGGGTACCCCTTTTCCACAAACAACGTGTATTTTTCCACAAAGGTCGCAATTTGTTTTTTTGGTTTACTATATATATATAGATATCTATATACTATATAGACATCTATATTTAATATAGACATCTATATACCATATAGACATCTATATAGAATATAAACACTTATATATAAATCTTATGCTCATTTTTTTTTGAGTCGCATTTTAGACCACAAATGGTTACTAAAAACAGCATCAAAAACAGCGTCAAAAACACACACCGTTTTAGTAATTGTGTCAAACTGTGTTAAGACGAAAGAAATAGTGGGGGTGGGGGA